CCTGCTCGTCGGTAGAAACGCGACAGTAGAAGGCGACGCGCTGCAACGCGTGCGCGGTGGGTTCGACGAGGCGAAGCTTGCGGCGCCGGTTGGTGGCAGACGTCATGCCCCGGGGCCCCCCACGAGATCGCGCGGCTTGACACCGCAAGCCTGTTCCGCGCGTCGGCGCTGGTCGAGCCGTTCGAGCAATAGTCGCCGAGCCGCTGCGTCCAAGATCCGCTGAACCTCGCCGAGGACACGCGGCGGCATCGGATCGATCGGCGGCTGTGTCCGCAGCCAGGCCTGCAAACGCGCTTCGGGTATCACTGGACGATGCGTGAGACCGTGACGGTCACGACTGCGCCTCAGTTGCCGCACGGCGTTGGTAGTCGTTCCAGGTTTCCAGGCTGGTTTCGACGAACCGTTGGTATGCCGATCGGTTGTCACGCGGCGGGCGCTGCACATGCATGGAAAGGCGGCCCCCGCGCACGATTCCGTTTCTGGGGGCCCAACCGCACACTGCACATTCATCAACCAGTACCACCGGTTTTTTGCTGGCAATCCTCAACGTCGGTGGTTGATGTGAGCCCGGACACCAGACTCGCGTCATGCCTCGGTGTCCCCCACGCGAGCTTGTTTCGCAAGCCGCTCACGGTCGAGCCGTTCAAGGAATAACCGTTTAGCTTCCCCGTCGAGGATGCGCTCAACCTCGCGCATGACGCGGGGCGGGACCGGCGGCTCGATCTCGGGTTGCGGGCTCATGGCCGCACGGATTCCAGGGCGCGTCTGGCGGCCAGTCGGACGTTCGATACACTTTCCATTGCAGGTTCAGTCCTTTCACTATTGGGTCTGCCATTGCCCCGGCCGTGCACGCACACGGCGCGGGGCTTTCCTTTGTTGCTTACGCGATCCATCCGCCGCGGCGCATCTCGGCGAAGGCGCCAGCAAAAAAGCCGGGCTTAAAGATCAGCGGACGGTGACACCCCGTGCATCGCGAGACCATGCCCGTGCCGGCCGGCACCGCGGCGAGCTGCGTCTCGTGCATGTGCAGGTAGTCGCCACACTGACACTGCACGGTCAGGAAATGCGAGTTGTCGTGGCAATCGCTCCGCTCGAGCGGAGCTTCAGGCCGCTTGCCCGCCCAGGCGGGGTTGTCGACGAGCTTCCAGCCTTGTTCGGTCATGGCCGCACGAACTTGTCGATCAGGCCGACCAGCAGGACCAGCAGGCCGGCGATGCCCAGGAACCGCCAGGTCAGGCTCGTTTCAAGTTGCGAGATACGCGCGTCAAGATGGGCATCGAAGTAGTCCTTCGTGACGTACCGATCCTCGGGCAGGCTGGCGATGGCCTCGGCCTGGGCCTGGGTCAGACCAGTGTCGCGCAGGCGCTGCATCCAGGCGATGCTCACGACTCAACTGGCCCCATCAGGTCGGTCGGCTTGACGCCGAGGGCCTTCGCGAGACGCCGGATCGTCGCGGGCCGCGGTTCCTGGACCTGAGCCTCGATGCGCAGCAGCGTGCCGCGGCTAATGCGGGCGTGCCGCGCCAGCTCGTCTTGACTGAGCGCCTGGCGCGTGCGGAGCGCCCGGAGGTTGGGCAATCGAACCACCTGTCCATCGTACACCTTCACTGCATGAATCATCCTTGCTTGTTACGTAGTGATAGTGTATCATACGAGTACGAAGCAAGTACGGAAGTGAACTTGGGATGAACATCACACTCTCGACCGACAATCCCCGAAGTCTGAAGGCGCTGCAGCTCACCGCCGGCGCCGAGGCCTGGCTCGCGCTCCCCGGTGGTGGCTTCGGCATTCCCAGCCAGCGCCACGACGGCGCCTTTTACGCAGCCGACACCACGACCTGCACCTGCCCCGACTTCCAGTACCGCGGCACTGAGCCTTGCAAACACGTGCTGGCCGTGCGGCTCAGAGCCATCCTGGAGCAGGCCACGCTCGCCGAGACACTGCCGTCCAGGCGACGGCTGACGGTGGTCGCGTGACCACCGCCAGCCCCGTCGTCGTCGAAGGCACGGTCGAAGCCGCCAACGAACGCGGCATCAAACTTCGCGGCGACTGGCTCAACATGAGCAAGTTCAAGCCGCTCGATCTTCCGCCAGCCGGCGCCGCGGTCCGCGCGCTCGTCGACGTCAAGGGTTTTCTCACGTCGGTCCACGTCCTCGAGCAGCCCACCACGGAAACTCCCGCTGTTTTGCGTTCTGACCGCGACGCAACCATCACCCGTCTGGCGGTCCTCAAGGCCGCCGCCAACTTCCTCGGCCTGATGAGTCAGGCGCGCGAGGAGGTCCGATCCGATCACGTCCTGGTCTTGGCCGATAAGTGGCTGGCCTGGGTCAATTCCCCCACGGAGGCTTTCTGAAAGCCATGACCACCCTGACCGCGCGCACCTACGGCGGCACCGGCCTGCCGCTCGAGGATCTCGACAACCTGCCGCGACGCGACCGCGAGGCCATCGTGGCCGGCACCATCGTCCTGTTGCGCGAGCAGCTCGCCGAACTGCGCACCCAGCTCCTCGAGTCCGAGGGCCTGCTGCGTCAGGCGATGCTCGAGCGCGGCGCCACGGTCGCCGACGCCGGCGCCTGGACGGTCAAACTCACCACCCGACGCACGTACGTGTACGACGAGGAGACATTGGCCGGCCTGCAGGCGTACGTCGAGCCCGAGGTCTACGATGATGCAGTGCGACGGATCGTGACCACCAAGGTCAATAAGACCAAGCTCAACACGCTGGCAAAGCGCGGCGGCGAGATCGCGGCGATCATCGACGCCGCCACCACTGACATGATCGACGGCTACACGCTCGAAGTCAGCCGGGCCTAAGGCCAATTAGCGTGAGCAAACACACTCAGGAAACCTGGCCGACAGGGGTCTTTTCGTGCAGGCACTGCCAAGAGCCGTGGCCATGCGAAGTCGAGCGACTGACGGTTGCTGTGGCAGCAATTGCCGGTACTGAGAACCAACTTATTGCCGCTCTCGAACAGAACGAACGGTTTGCAGCCGAACTGACAAGGCTGCGGGTATTGATCGACAAGCACAACGACGAGTGCCGCGAGTGCCCCGTCCTCGAAGCTTGAGCGAGATAAAAGATGGTTAGCTCTACCAAAACGTGGTGCTGCACAAACTGCCTGGGGGAGAACAATGACCTCACCCGATGCCGATTCTGTGGAGCAGCAAACCCCGAGGCCGCCCACCGGTACGCCAGAACACTTGGCCGCTCGTTTGGACTGGCTCGGGCTGACAGGCTGTACGTGCCCGCACGCGTGGCGCAGGAGCATCGGCTCGCTCTATGGCATCTCGTTCGGAGCCGGCTGGGTGAGGCTGTCAGACGCGTCAGACTGTTCTTATCACGGGCTTGATAGAGCTTAGATCAGCAGCCCCGCGGCGCAGAGCAGCAGCGCGACGGCGAGCGTGCCAGACGCGAACGGCACCCAGCCGGTGAACACCAGGATCGCGAGCAGGAACACCGCCGCGCCGACGACCCGGCGCGCACCCGGAATAGCGATCTCGATCGGCTCGTGATCCCGCACTCCTAGAGCAGCCGCGCCAGGGCCACGCCGCCAATCAGGCCGCCCGTCACCAGGTCCAGCCTGCCGATGGCGACGAAGACCACGCATAAAATCAGCACGAGGAGGGCAATCACCCAGCCGATGGTCACCGTGGGCATGGTGAGGTTCATATTCGTGAATGCTCCTTAGACGATCCAGAGGCAGGACCAGGGTCCCAGGCGGTTGTAATCGTAGCGGCTCATCTGGTCGTAGATTCCCTGATACCCCGGCGCTGAATTACTGATCCACAGGTTCGAACCGCTGGTCCCGCGGAACGCCACCCAGTGGTAGTACGCCCCGCCCGAGCCCAGGCCCAGGCCATCACTGTAGATGGCGTAGGCCTCATCGAATGACAGCCAGCCCTGCTGCGTCTCCAGCCCGGTCTGCTCGCGCAGAACCCGCTGCAACTCGATGCCGCTGCCGTCATGCAGGCCCAGCGCCTCGCTGATGTTCTGGGGGTAGCCGATGGCCTCGACGACCGCCTGACGGTTGGCGTAGAGATCGTCGCTGCGAGGGGCGCCCACCGCGCGTTCGACCCACTCGGTAGCGCAGGCACTGCACGTCCAGTCGTAGACCTGGGGCGACTGCGGGGTCCACGGATTCCAGGGCGGCGGCTCGAGCGAGGCAGCCTCAAAAGGGGGACATCCTGATGGCGTTGTCCCTCTCGATCCAGTAATAGATGCGGTCCCGCCCAAACGTCTGGCTGACCTTGTCGCCGTCGCGCAGGATCACAAAGATCTCGTCTGATCGCGCCTCGTCGTTGTTGTCGGCGATCGCCTGGGCCACGCCTGGGCCGATGCTGTAGTCGGTCATGCGAGGAGCGCCAGGACCGCGTCGCGGACTTCCTGCGCGGTGTTGGCCACCTGCAAGGCCGCCAGTTTCTGGGCCTGAGTCAGCGGGATGGTGGGGACGTACGCCGCCACGATCGGCTCTGCCTCAGGTGGCAACTCGACGTATGCCCCCTGGGCGTCATAGGTGAACAGGACGCTGCCCTGCGGCAACGTCGGGTCAGGCGGGATGGGCGGCGGCAGCACTGGCGGCACTGACGGGCCGAGGATGCCGAGTCCGTATGGCACTGGCACCCCGCCGGCGATCAACTCTGCCTGCAGGTCGTGCAGGATGATCACGCGCCCGCTCACATCAATCCCCGTCATCGCTTGTCCTCCACCACGTCCATCCGCGCCGTGGAGGCGTTGTTGATCTGGAGCGTACCCACCGTGCTGTTGTTGATGTACAGGATGACGCTGTGGCCACCCGCGGCAGGCGTGACGTAGATGCTGTACGAGACCACCAGGATGCCGTTGGCAACCGGCTCGGTGTGCAGCAGCGCAACGGCGGCCGCCGCGTCCAGATAGAGCGCCGTGTAGAACTGCGCGTTGGCCGCGGTGTGCTGGAACATGGCGGCGAAGGTCACCAGCGCTCGCCCGCCGCCGAAGTTGCCGGTCACCGAGACGGGCGTGCTCGACCAGGCGCCAGTGCCGGTGGTGCTGAAGGTTGGCGTGGCGTTATAGGAACCGATCAGATTGGTCACCGCGTTGGCCGCGAGGTCGGCCGTGGCAATCGTGCCGTCGACAATCTTGGCCGAGGTAATCGAGCCATCGGCGATGTCGGCCGTGGCAATCGTGCCGTCGGCGATCATGGCCGACGTGATCGAGCCCGCGGGAATGCCGCTGGCCGAGGTGATCACCAGCCCCTTGCCCGCACCGTCGTGGACGTGGGTCGACACCGCCGCCGCCAGCGCCTGGATATCTTCTTTGAGAAAGATGTCCGCTGCCGCGGTCGCGCGCGGGAAGGTCGGACTGTTGTAGTTAGGATCTACCGCGATACGCGCCATCAGCTACTCCTTTTCATATCCACTGGCAGGCCTTGACCCGAAGCGAACCTCTCCATTGTCTGCCGATCTCGTCGAAGCTCTGCATCAGCGAATACTCGGTGAACATGAGCTGCTGCTGCGTCTCGTCCGGCAGCGTCACGTTGACGGCGCCTGGCGTGTCCACCGCCGCCTCGATCAGTTTTTGAATTTGCGTACGGCCCATCCGAACCGGCACGCCGTCCCTGCGGACCAGCCCGTCAGCGCACAGGATGTCCGCCTGGAACTCCATGATCCGCTGCGGTCTGAGCGCGTGACCCAGGCTCACCCCCGACACGAGCGGCGAGCTCGTATGGTCGGTGTTGTGCAGATGCACCCGTAACGCCGCCAGCGTGCAGGCTGCGTCGATCGGAAACTTGACACGGTCGTACACCGGGGTATTGAACGTGTGCGCCAGCGTGGTAAACGGCATACTCGCCGTCGGGTCCAGCTTGTACTCGAGCGTGACGTAGTCGTTGGCGTCGATCTTCGGACCCGTCACGCTGAAGTGCCGCAGACTTTTCTGCGAGGCGTGGTAACCGGCGTGCCAGATCGGCAGGTCCACCCAGCCGTCGCCGACGAAGTAGCGGTACGCCGAGCAGCCCGCGGGATTCGGCGTACATGGGTTCAGCATCCAGCCAATGCTGCCGTCGCTGAAGCCGATATACGTCCTGGTATGACCGGCGGCTTGCCCGATCTGCGACACGAACAGGTGCTGGATCGCCTTGCCAACGAACGGGGTCGCCACCGCGCCGTGCCAGGCGTCGATATGCACCGGCTCGCCCGTGCCCTGAGAGCCCAGCGCGGTCACCAGGGTCGACTGGCGTGGACCGCGGACGCCGATCGCGACCCACGCGCCGAACTTGCACAGGTAGCCAGTGTTGGTGTCCTTGTCGAGCAGCGCGGCGTAGGCAAACATCGACTCGACGCCCGCGAACGCGGTCACCGCACCGGAGATGCCCGTGACGTTGCTGGAGAGGTCGTCAGGCCCGACCGACGTCCAGGACAGGTCAGGGTCCACCCTGCCCAGGCTGTTGCCGTAGGCCACGAACAAACCGTTTTCGAACGTGCCCCAGCGCCTGCCGTTGTCGGGCAGGTCGGCGTAGCGCAGGAACGGGAAGAGCTCCCGATCGTTGCCGCTGGCGTCCAGGGTGTACAGCCCGTCCGTCTTGGCGACGACCAGCGTTCCGCCCGCGGTCACCAGCAGCGACGTGATCGACGACGACTTGTCGCCCGTCCGAAAGATCAGGCTGGTGTAGTTGGCCTCGTTCGTCGGGTCGGCGTTGGTGTCCAGTTTTCTGAGACGGTTCGTATCGTCCGCCCACCAGAACTCTTTGCCGACCACGGTGAACGCCAGCGCCGTGAACGTGGCCATCGCGGTATACGCCGTGCCGTCCGATGTCCAGGACGCCACCTGAGCGGCGCCGAACGCAAAGAACGCCCGCTGCACACCGTCGAAGTTTGAGGTGAAGACGCACACGTCCTGGATCGGATTCGCGAACGTATGCGCCACGGTCCAGGTGTCGGCACCCACGGTTTTCCGTAGGACGTTCACCCCATTCGCGGCATAGATGACCGTGCCGATCTCGAAAAACTTGCTGATACCCCGCGCCGCGTCGACGCCCGCCGGCGTCACCGTGTTGACCTCGGGCCCCATCAGCCATGGCCAGACCGACAGGTCGACCCCGTTCGCCGCGCTATAGCGCTGGTCGTCCCACTTCTCCTGAACGCTCAGCCCGAAACCGAGCGTCATCTGCTGGAACGGCTCTTCGCGATCGTTGGTCGGATTCGCGCCGGCGTACGAGTAATCCGGTGGTGCGACCTGGTTGATCGACTGCGTCTCGACCGACACCAGCGCCGGCTGGCCAGCCTGCTGCGAGCCGATCAGAAAACCCGTGCCCGAGATGACGACGTGGTACGGCCAGGGCGATCGCTTCGCGTACAGGCTCATCCGGCCGTCCTGACCGCGGGACCGAACGCGCGCTGCCTGTAGAGCTTCTTTTGAGGCATGTCCGCCACGAGGTGCTCGCGCACCAGGTCGTTGAACGCTGCCACGGCCGATTGCTGGTCCCTGATCAGCCGTTGATTCGCCGCGGGCTCGAGCAGGTGCCCGAACTGTCGCCAGCCTGCCACCAGCGCGGCCGCCGCGACCCAGCCACGCTCGACCGGCGCCTCGTCCGTTTCCAGGCTCAGCCCCTGCTGGTCACCGAAGTTGCCACCCGACGCGCGGCAGTGGTCGAAGGCGCGCTTCAGGCAGCGCAGGTAGATCAGGTCGCCAGGGTTGAAGTCCTGCGGATCAGTATTCAGATAGAAGTGGCCGCCGTCACGCTCGACCTGGCCACGGATGCGACGCTTGAACGGATCCTGCAGGTTGCGGTCTTCACCATTCGCCAGCAACCCGACCTGCAGGACGTCACCCGAATCGATCAGCCACGGCGCCGCGAGATTCAAATCGTGCCTGGTCGTCAGAGCCGTCGGGATGCACGCGACTTCGACCACGACCCAGCAGTGCCGCAACCCTTCGTTGATCAGACGGTGACTGGTTGGCGTGTCGAAGGGACCCAGGATCTCGAACCGCTCGCCGATCCCGTTGATCCCTGCGCCCTCGATGTCCTGGTAGAGGTACTGCTCCAGATCGTGGTAGCTGAACGCTTCCAGGAAGCCGTAGGTTGAGCCCGCGGCACCCGAATACGGTGCGACCGCCCACGGGATGTCGGGCGTGATGGTGCCCGTCGACGGGTCGTACGCCATCACGTAACGATTGCGGTCGGTCTGCTGCGTCGCGTTGGGGCGGTACAGCGGCCGATCGATCAGCGTGTCCTGCACCGGAATGCCCGACTGGATCGGGTAGATCGTGCACACCAGCTTGGTCAGGTCCGAGCCGCCCATCGCGCGCACTTCGTAGGAGTCCGGCCCGATGAACGGCCCGGCTTCTTGCGAAAAACTCGAGCGGTATTGCTGCAGCGTGGCCATGATCGATACGTCCTTACGGTACTGAAACCAGGCTAGGCGCTCCCGACGCGGGACCGGGAGCCAGCGGCGGCGCGGCAGATACCCCGCTCAGCACAAGTTCGGGTGCGGCTGCGCTCCCACTCCAGAGCACCAGCAGCGGCGCCTGCGATCGCGGCGTGACCCTGACGGTTGGGGCATACACCAGCGCCGCCGAGGGGATCGCGTCCGGTTGAATCGCCGGGATCGTGAAGGCGACCAGCGGGCTATAGACCACCTCCGCCGTCGCAATCGTGTCGGGCTGGACCGTTTGCGGCGTGAGCAGCGCGACGAACGGCGCGTAAACCGTCTCGCCCGTGCCGATCGTGTTGGGCAAGACCTGCTGACTGACCGTCGGGCCGTAGACCACCTCGGCCGTGCCGATTGCGTTCGGCGTAACCGATTGGGCAGCACCTGCCAGCGTGACGGTCGGCGCATACACACTTTCGGCGGTGGCGATCGCGTTCGGCAGGACCTGCAGCGTGACCGTGGGTGCGAACAACACCTCCGCGGTCGCGATCGCGTTCGGCGTCACGGACTGCGCGCCGGCCACGCCCTGCCCGGCCAGCTCCCGCAAAGGCTGCGGTTGCCAGGGGACGCGAAGCGGCGGGACGCGCCAGATGGTCATGCGTGCTTAGACGTTCTCGCCGAGGGACATGCTGAAGGTCCAACCCGCCGTGGTCGCCGGCGCGGCGAGCAGGCGGACAATGAACAGCACCCCTGGTGGCACGTAGATCTCTTCTTCCGGGTCCGGCTTCCACAGGTACCCCGCCGTATTGGCGAAGTTGAAGTTGTGAAGTCCGGTGTACGTGCCGCCCGTATCCGCGGACGAATTGGTGCCGCTGCGCGCGGCGCCGCCAGCCGGCGCGACGTTGCCCGTCAGCCCTGAACCTGCGCCGATCGGACTGATGTTCGACGGCGAGGTCGCGGTCATGGTCAGGGTGCCGAGCAGGTCGCGCGTCGCAAGTTGCCCACGAATCATGGCCAGCGTCGTCGTGCCGTTCTGGCTGATTTCCACGCGCTTGACCTTGACGATGCCGGCTGCCGTCGTCGCCGCGGCGGCCGTCTGAAACGCCAGGAGCACGTTGCCCGTGCCGAGCGTGACATTTTCCGCCGACAGAACCGTAAAGCGGTAGCCCATCTAGGTAGACCTCACTGTGCGAGAAGTTGCTGCATCTGAAGGCTCGCGAGACGTGGATTCCCGTACAACTCGGGCGTATCCTGCGCAAGCGCGGCGCCAGGCACCCAGATCGTGAGCCACGGCTCCTGGCGTGGCGCCTCGCGCAGGAAGACGAACGGATCGTGGTACAGCCACGCGATCTCGGACGGGGTCAGCACACGGCCGCGCCACACGTAGGCGTAGCCGATGCGGCCGCTCAGGTAGCCGCCCGAAGGCGCGCTCGTGCCGCCCATGGCGCCGACGAAGAGCGGGTCGGTGCTGGTGTAGTTGGCATTGGCGTTGGCGCCGAAGGCGAGGCCCTGCGACACGCCGTCGACGTACAGGGCCATGGAGGAGGCGGACGTGCGCTGGCCCACGAACTGGTGGAACTGCCCGTTGATGGGTGACGACGTCGTCGTGCAGGACAGTTGCTGCGAACTGCCGTCGAGCTCGAACAGGCCGAGCAGGCCCGAGCTGGCCCCGCCGCCGGCGTCCATGTTGGCCGCGAACGACACCTGCGCAAACGTGGTGCCGTTGCGCTTGGACATCAGACCCAGCGTGGCGCCGCCGGCCGACGGGTTGGCGTAGACCATCAGCGTGAAAAGTTGCGTGCCCACGCGGTACGTCGGCGTGTCGCCGAAGTTGGCCGCGTCGCTCGAGCCGTTGAACAACAGGGCCTGCCCGTGCGGCGTGTTGCGAACCGCCGTCGGCGCACCGCTGGCGACACGGCCCAGCACCAGGTCGCGCGGGGCGCCGTCACCGGTCAGCAGCGAGGCGAAGACGAGGCCACGCGCGAGCGGATGTTGCGGGTTGACCCGCGGCAGCCCGAGCGGCTTCCTGAGTGGCAGTTCGAGGCCAGCGTCTCGGCCGATCACGCTATTGCGTCTGCCAGGAGTAGACCGAGACGGTCCCGGCCGAGGCGGCGAGCGCGGTGCCGGTGTTGTTCTGAATCACCAGGTGCAGGCGGATTGGCCCCGGCAGCGGAAACGGCGCTGACGTGAGCTGCTGCGTCGTCGCCGTGTTTTTGACCGGCAGGCTGCACAGATACAGCGCGCCCTGCGGCAGCACGCCCGACCCCAGGCCCTGGTAGTTGCTGCCGTCCCATTGCGGCTGCGCGTAGATGTCCAGCGTGTTGGTGTCGCTGGCGGTCGGTGCCGCGTTGAAGGTGATGTTGCCCTGGATGGCGGCCCACGGATCGAGGTTGGTGGTGTTGTCGACGACGGTCGTCGATTGCACCACCGCGGCGCTGGCCATGCTGTTGAGCTCGGTGGCGCCCACGCCAGCCTGGGTGTGGGTGGCGCTGAATTTGGTCATGACGGCCTAAAGTGTGAACAATCCGGCTACGTTGAACACGACGGTCACGTCGGCGCCGTTCGGCGTCACCGGTAACCCCGTGCCTGTATCAACCCAGGCAATCAGCCGTTGCGCGGTGGCGGCGACGTCGCCGCCACCGGTCACGGCCGAAGACTGGAAATACAGCAGCGAGTGGCCGCTGGCGTTCGCGGCCGGCGCAGTGAAGGTGAAGTCCGCCGCGTCAGCCGTCCCCGAGGTCCCCGTCTTGGAGGCTAAGGCGGCAGAGGTCGCGTGCAGCACGCCGCTGGCGCCGGTCACGTCGCTCACGAACTTGTGCGCGGCACTGAAGGTGTATGACCGCACGAGCGCGACCTTCATGACCGCCGTGTCGTAATCGATCTCGCCCAGGAGAAATCCTTCGCGTCCGGGCGAAAAAAGTGCGTTAGTCATTAGCCATGTTCCTGATAGAATTAGCCATATGCTCCACTGTACGCGCTGCCGGGAGGACAAGCCGGTGAGTGCGTTTCAACCGTCGATTGTGGCTAAGGGACGAGGCTGGTGCCGCGACTGCTTCAACGACATTCGGCGTCCGATGCGTCGTCGCAACCCACCTCCGCGCGATACGAATGTTTGCCTGAACTGCGGCGTAGACATCACCCACATGCGCCATCACGCGAAGTTCTGCACCACGAGTTGCTCGATGAAGCACTGGCACCGAGAGCATCCGGGGCATCGGCGCTGGTACATGACCAAAACGATGTACGGCATCGACCGCGAAGGCTTTGACACGTTGTTCTCGGCGCAAGGCAACCGATGTGCCATCTGCCGCACCGAACAGCCCGAGGGGCAGATAGCACAATGGAACATCGACCACGATCATGTCACCGGAGCCGTCCGGGGCATTCTCTGCTCACCGTGCAACATCGGGATCGGCCAACTCCGCGACGATCCGAACTTACTCAGGAAGGCCATCGCCTACCTTGAGCGCGAACCGGGTTGAAAAGTGCGTTGGCCATACATCTACCCTCCGTCAGCCGCCATAGGTGAGGTCCTCGAGCGAGTTCGGCACCAGCACCGCCTCGAGTGCCGTCACGCGGGCCAGCAGGGTCTGCCAGTCATCCGGCAGCGTCACGGTCACCACGGCGCCCGTATTAAGCTTGCAACTCACCCTGAGCCGCCCCGTATGCGTCAACGTCCCGTCCGTCTGCTGGCCACTGACCAGCGTGTACATCTCAGACATGCACGTTGGTCACTCTTGCACCCGGTCGCTTGATGACGATCGACGCGCGCACGCCGCCCTGCGACGCACGGTTATCGCGCCGACCAACGGCCGCCTCGATGGCTTTGTACGCCCGACCGTAGTCGGCGTCGCTGGTCAGCCCGAGCTCGCGCATGGCGTCCTGTCGTGGCAAGGACAGCCACCAGTCGCCATCGACGACATCGGGCGTATTGGCGTCACCGATCATCGGGTCGCCGTCCATACAGTACCCGTCGCGTTCGATGCGGATGTGGCGCACGACGCCCTCCAGGAAGCGAGACACCGTCAACACCTCGTCCCACGTCTGGCAATAGCGCAGGTGGTGGTCGTCGGTGTGCTCGTCGAACGTCAACCGAAAAAAGCCCGAGCCGAAGCGGCAGTCGGGCCGATGCGCGGCCGAGGTGGCGAGGGACTCGAGACGACCGTGTTCGTCGATCACGCCTCGGGCATGTCCTCGTCCTCGGGTTCCAGCGGGACCGGGGGCGTTGGCTCGGGCGTGGGATCGGGTTGCGGCGGCGTGGGATCTGGCGTTTCGCGCATGCTGCCCTCCTGGACTAACTGGTGGTGAACGTCCTGTCGCTCGAGTAGGTGTTCAGATTGTTGGCCGTGGCACGGATGCGGTAGTGGTACAGGGTGCCCGTCGTCAGGCCCGCCAGCGCCTTGGTCTGCGCGCCAGTCCCCGAGCCTTCGGTATTGCTCGAGCCGTACGCGGTCGTGGTGCCGTACTCGACCTGATTAGTCGCCAACTGCGACAGGGTGAAGTTGACCGTCGCCGCGACCGTGGTAATGCCCGTCACCGAAATCGCCGAGATCGCCACTGCCTGGGCGTAGGTCGGCGACCCATTCGGAAAGACCGCGGTCGCGTCACTGGCGTTGGGTGGCCAGCCACCTGGCTGAGCCGTGCCTGGCGGCTCGTTGCCGCGCCAGTCGACGGGCGTGTGCGTCCACAGTCCGCGCGACGCGCCGACCTGGTTGGCGATCGCGCCAGAATCGAGAGGCATCGTCAGGGCGTAGACGTCGGCGCCGGTGCCGGTGCCGGTGCCGGCGCAGGCGTTGCCGCGTTGGCTTCGTTCCAGGCCACGAAGTCTTCGATCGTCTGCTGGTCGGTAATCGTGTACCCCATACGCAGATACGCCTCCGCGCTGGTCGCCGCGCCGACGAACGAATCACCGTCAGTACGCAGGTAGGTGAAGTACAGCGTGCTCGGTGGTGTCGGAATCGCTCCCTGCGCGACCGCCTGCTCGGCGAGCGCCGCGTAATCGGGCGTCGTCGCTTTAGCCATTTCTACTCCTTCGTCGGGCTTCGTCGATCGGGTCTTTGCCGGTGCCCTGGATGGTGCGCGCTTGCGCGTTCGGATCGCTGAGTTTTCGCTGGAGGTCTTCGAGCGTCTCGGCACTTTCCACCCCCCGTAACAGCGCCGGCTCAGGTTCGTCGCGGTACCTCTGTTCGACCACGCGAATGACCCCGCCATGCTGACGGATACTGCGTATGGTCGCCTCGAGCTCTTCGGTTGACTGCGAGTCAATGGTTTCCACGTCGATCAGCGTGCCGAGCGTCGGATCTTTCGTATCCGCTTTGCGGATCGCGTTGATCAGTTTGGCCCGCAGGCGTTGCTCGGCGATGATCTTGGGCCGCTCGAGGCGCTCCCACTCTTCGACCTCGGACATCGACTCGCCACGGGCAGACACTTCCGCCAGGAGATGGAAGCCCAGGTCGGCGTACAGCGCGCGGTTCTGCGGGTCGGACTGCAGTTGCACGATGTCGCCGTCTGGCCTGACGTACCAGCGCAGCGGATAGTTGTAGTTCTGACCACGCTTGAGCGGGATGTCGGTGCGGCCAAGCGTCTTGGCCACCATCCGCTCGGTAAACGTTTCAGCCATCAGGCCGCGCCCTTGGCCCACACGCCGAACGTCGGACGCATCATCTGGTGGCCGTAGATCTCTTCGACCGCCAGCTTCCAGGTGAAGGTGTCGATGTCGTAGAAGATGTGGCTCTTCGGCGTCCGCTGCATGATCAGCGCCAGCGATTCACGATGGAAGATGAAACAGTTGGCCTGACCGCCAGCCGGCTTGACCAGGTTGGTGGTGATGCCCAGGTTTAGCCCGTACATGTCGCCGAGCATGCCTGACTTCGCGGGCATCGAGGTGTTGCCGATGTACAGGGCGTTCGACCAGCGGTCCAGCGCCAGCTTGGCGACCTTCTCAGCCGGCGACATGATGAAAAACCGCTCGGTCTGTGGCGCGTCGGCGTTGTCCAGCATCTGCACCGCGGCGAGCACGTTGGCGTCCGAGAGCGCGGTGCCGAGCGTGCCGATCGTCTGCGAGAAACCCGCAACGTCGACGGCCAGTGCCGTGTCGACATCTTTCGCCAGCGCGTAGCCGAGCTTCTGCTGGTACTCGTTCTGCACGTCGACAATCGACTGGACCTTGACGATATCTTCGATGCCAACGGCAGCATACGACCAGATGTTGAGCGTGATCGTGGTCGCCGTCTCAGCGACCGTTTCGTACACGATGACGGCGTTCTCGGTCTTGGCTCGCGCGGCGAGGTTACCGATGCTGGCCACCTTGACCGTCTTGCCGACGCTGGCGTCAGCCTCGAAGCCGCGGTTGACGCTCTTGGCCAGGAGCAGGTTGGACTCGGTCGCGCGCAGGACCTGCTTCGACCAGATGTCCGGGTTGAACACGCCATCAGAGATCGTTTTGTCGACGAATTCGGTCCTTGTGTTAGCTCACGCTTTCACGTGAGAGCAGACTCTACCTTCACTGCCCTTCAGACGGGCAGGCGCAGCGTGGGGCCGTTGAGGCTAGTATCAGAGTGACCCCACCGAACGGCATGACCCTTCATGCCTCGTACCCGAGCCTCTTCCGAGGTCAGCCCGGCTGGTTCGGTGTTCAAGGTAACTTCTCGAGTAAACGGCTGGGTCTTGCTGTTGAGCGACTTGAGTTGCATCGCCATCGCCCATTCCTCGGGCTGGATCGGCGTGCGGAAGTCACTGTGCGCGAGCCGTGCAGCGATGTAACGCAGCACTAGCTCACCTCGCTCACGTTTGGTATGCAGCGCCGGCAGGATCCACTCCATGAACCGCTTGGTCCGTTGGAGCCCCACGATGCGAAGCGCCCAGGCACGTTTGTAGGCATTGCCATTTCTGGCAGTGCCCTTCGGAATCGCCCAGGAGATGTGGTGGCCAACGTCAACACGCTGCAGGATGCTCGTTAGTGCGTCGAGCGAGAGTTGATCCGTGCCAGCGAGCAGCGCCATCGGCTGAACCTTCGGTCCGCCGTTTTTGCCTGCACTGGGACGTATCGTCAGAACCACAGAACCCTCGCCATCAAAGAAACCTGCTACCCATCCGTACTCGATATCTGAAACTTTCGCCTGCGGATTACCCATTGGTCCATCCTTCGCACTCTTCCCTAATCAGGCTCGAAGGCTCTTAGGGCGTCCCCGCATTTGAGCTGCGTTAGGTGCCTATACCGTGCTAAGCACCGGTTGCCATGTGGTTGTCTTTGTAGACCCCCTATTGTTGACGAATGGGGATGCCGCGCGTAGCTCGGTGCCGCACCCCTGGTTTGGGACGCCCGTTCGCGTCGAACAGCGCGTCATACTCTGTGAGTGACATTGCGGCGATCTGCTCATCCGTCACTTCTCGGACGCGACCGGGGGTGCCTGAGTCGCGCTCGGGGACGGGCTCGTCGCCGTTCAATTCGCTCAGCATCGACTTGCGTAATGCAGACTCGCGCTTATCCAGCCCGAGCTTGACCGCCCGATCAGTGATGAACGCCAGGTATTCTGCCACTCCCTCGGCGTGGCTCTTGCCGGCGCCGAATGACATGCCTGAAACCTCTTTCTGCACGGCCTCCGGCAGTTGCTGCTGGAACAACGTGACGCCGTCCATGAAGGGTCCGGCGGCCTGGGCGGCTTGCTGCGACGCGAGCTGCGCTTGCATCTCGCGCTGAGTCATCTCACCCAGGGTGTAGAGATCGTTATTCGCCGCGGCCTCGAGCTTGGCCTTGTCCTGGCGGTCGCGCTCCTGCTTCGCGAGCAGATCTCTCGAGCGCCGATCGGCGATCTGGCCGATCAGGCCCGACATCACGTCGTCTTTTTCTAACTGCTCCCGCGGCAGATTCTTCGCGAGCAGGCGCAACGCTTCGGTCGGGTCTTTGGCGTCGCGCACCGCGTCGAACCAGGCCAGATCGGGTGCGGGTTCGGGTTGGGACTCGACGCCATCGGACGGAGGTGAAAGGTCCGATGGCGTCTCGTCCACGGCGGGGACGGGACGGTCCCCCGCCGTACTACCCGAACGACCCCGTGAACGGGCGGGTCGTTCGGGCGGGGTCGGCTCCGCGGGCTGGTCGTCGACCAGGTCGGGATGGACCGAGCGCTCCCAGTCGCCAGTACTCATTTCTTACCCTTCGCTTTACGGGCAACGCTGAGGGCAATCGCTACGGCTTGTCGCTGTGGGCGACCAGCTTTTATCTCGGCGCGTATGTTGCTGCTGATGGCCTTGCGACTCCCCGACTTCTTGAGCGGCATCAGGCAGTCCTTCGCTCAGTACAATAGAGCCGGCAGTCGCTTGTCACAACTGCCGGCTCACCCCAGGAGGGTTCATCTCCATGGAGCAACCTGATCCTACGCTCTGCGCGTGCGGCTGTGGCCGCGAGCGACCACGCTTCATCCAGCATCACGACGCAATCTCGGTACTCGACCGCCTCTGGATGGGCATCGTCTGCGACCTGAAAACAGGTTGCTGGCTCTGGCAACGCGGCGGGGGCGTCAACGGATACGGACTGACGACCAGGGGCGGCGTGGGCCAGAGAATGCGAGCCGTACACCGTGTCATGTGGGAGTTGATCAACGGACCGATCCCTGCGGGACTGACGGTCCTGCACGATTGCGACAGGTTCTATTCGCCGGGCGACGTGGCCTATCGCCGATGTTGTCGACCAGATCACCTGAAACTCGGGACCAACGCCGACAACACTGCGCATATGGTGAACGTCGGTCGTATGCGGATGGGGCCCAGGACACGACTCACAGAAACCGATGTACTCGCGATTCGTCACCGCTTCGCCGAAGGCGGCATCAGCCGGATTGCGCTCGGACGCGAATACGGCGTCGGCTACAAGCAGATTGGACTGATCATCTCGCGCCACTGCTGGCCTAACCTCGCCTGACGATCCCGGCGGTCGACGGCGCTGTGAACTGGGGCATCGTGGCCTTAATTTGAGCCAATGAATCCTGAGGGTCCAGGCCGTAACGCTCCTGCATGCCCTGCAGGACCATGTTTTGTGTGCTCGGTGCCGCGCGCATGAATCCGACACTATCGAGCTTGTTCGGTGTCGGGATGCTGTTGAGCACGTTCTGCATCGACGTCTGGTTTGCAGTGGGATCCTTGATGTCTTGAATGAGTTGCGATAAATAGCCCATGCCCGTGC